AAGTTTGGTCACACATACAGTGGTGGATGGGCGATCTTCTGAATAATGCCCCATCAACTGAGGCTCTAGCCGATCTGCACTGGTCCACACCAATGATGGAACCTCTTGAAACCGCTCAAGTCAGGCAGGTAGCAGCGTCTTTCCAAACAGTGCGCCGTCGCCAAGTTCCTTGGTCATACCACCAAAGAGTTGAATCTGCTTTGTTGCCTACAGAACTTCAAGATTACCTTCTGGACACTTGTTCAACCCTTGACCTGAGGTGGATGCATTTGCAGGAAATGATTACGAACTATCTTAAGGATCAGAGAAATCGTGAATTAATCAAAGACCGCAACGAAGACCGGTTGAACAAGAAAGAGAAGAAGTGAGCAAAATAGCGCCAGAACTACAATCGTTAAAGAAGAAAGTCACAGAGCTGAAGCTCCTACCTGGAAACCCCAGGCGCGGTGATATAGAAGTAGTACGACAGTCTTTGGAGCGTTTCGGCCAACGTAAGCCGTTAACTGCGCTCCCTGATGGGACTGTCACCGCTGGGAATCACACACTCCAAGCCGCAATGCTTTTAGGTTGGACAGAGGTGGCTGTCGTGACTATAGACGACGATCCCGCTACGGCTAAAGCCTGGGCATTAGCAGATAACCGTGTCTCAGACATGTCCACAAACGACGATGAAGATCTGGCAGCGATGCTCGCAGAGCTAGTTGCAGCTGATTCATTAGACGGGACAGGGTATTCAGAATCAGACCACGATGATTTGCTTAAACTTCTAGAACTGGCATCAGAAGCCGATTTTGCGCCAGACGGATCTTCTATCGTCTCACAAGACATGGAAGAAGCGGTCGGTGTCTGGGAAGACTCACCTGTACGTATGGTCGTTCTGAGCTTTCAAGCCGAAATATACGACGAAATGCTGAGACTGTTGATCAACGGAAGATCAAAATACGGTGTCGAAAGCAACACCGATCTCGTCCAATTCCTACTTGAAATCCATTGCGATGGCTGAATACCAAGAACCACCCAAAGGTACATTCGCTGAAGAACGCCTTCCAGCTTCAATCACAGACCACCCTCAAGTCTATCGAGCCAGCGGTGCCCCCATCAAAGCGGTCACATCAGCTGCGATGGCAATACCGTACAAAGATTGGGAAGGCACGACCCAGACGGCCAAAGCGCAAGGCAGGGCTAACGGGATAAACAACGCCAACCTAGTCTTCGGGTCAATGCCACGGGCAGCGTTCAGAAGAAGGGAATACGCTACCCGGTCAATGAAGAATGAAGCGTTCCCCCAACTTTACAAAGCTATTCTTGAATTAGGAATCTGGTGCGATCAAGCGCTCAGCGATGCATCACCTGAGGCCCACGCAAAGCTGCGCCAAGAGTCATCTGGAATCAAAGACGAATGGCTTATACCCGGCACTTCTTGGACATCAGCAATCATCAACCGTACTTCCGCATTGCCGTATCACAAGGACAGCGGAAACGTCAAAGGAACATACTCTGCGATGGCTGTAGCTAGAGGGTTCTGCGACGGAGGACACCTGCACATACCCGAAATTGACACTGTAGTGAGATGCGATGACGGCGACGTCGTAATGTTTGACGGAGCTAGCTTGACTCATGGGACTACGCCTATGGAGCTACGTAGGAAAGACGGCTGGCGATACACGACAGTGTTTTACCTCAGGAGCGGTATGGACATTTTGGGCACACCCCAAGAAGAAGTCGAAAGAGCGAAACGCTTGAGAACAGAAAGAGAAGACAACTTCGCAAGTGAAAGAGGGAAGTTACAACAGTGAACAGGTTCGTTTACCTTGTCGGAGAACCAGGGGCAGGTAAATCCACACTCGCCTCAAAGACGATGGATCACGTAGCCGACTGCAAACACCCAAACGGGTTCAAGTACAGAATCACAAATTGCGACGGTCTAGAAGTCGCTGCTTTAGGCGAAGAAAGAACTCCGTTCTCAGGCACCGACACACTTTCAATGTCAGTTTCAACAAGAATCAAACAATCCTTAGAAACAGGCTGGCCCGAAACCGTCCTATTCGGCGAAGGGGACAGGCTCACAAACAACAAGTTCTTCAGCCACGCCAAGAAACACACGGACCTCAAAGTTGTCTTACTTTCAACCCCAAGAGCTGTCTCCAACGAAAGGCGGATCTCCCGAGCGGCAGAACACGAGTCGGCTCCACAGAACGTTTCATGGGTGCAAGGAAGGATAACGAAACTTGAGAATCTACACGACCATATAACCCACGTAATTCAGCACGCTACTCTGGAAGAACAGGCCAAAGAACTCCGTGACATTCTTCACGGCATTAGTGACAGCTAGGAGTGACGGTGACCGACCACGTGGCACGTAACCCAAAGCGATTCAACGAAGAAGAAATAGCCAAACAGAAAGCTTTAGCACTGACAGCCCGCATGTCAGGCGTCAGTTGGGTTGGCATCGCCGATGAGATCTCAAAGACGACATCTGACGGCAAGCCTATTGACGAGGCGACAGTTCGGAGAAGGTACCGGTCTGCGATTGAAGATTACCAAGTTCCTCGTGAAGAATGGGAATCTTACAAACTCAAGCAGCTAGCTCAGCTGGAGCTGGCGCAAAGCCAGGTTATGTCTGCGATACTCACCTGGCGTCGTAGCGTCAACGACCACCAAGAGCTAACAGGTCCGATATCTGCTTTGGTGCGCCTCCAAGAAAGGGTTGACAGGGTTATCGGGTTCCCGAGTGACCCTCCACCTCCGCCGCCAGCGAACGCTGAAGCCCGAGGTTACGTGTTGGACATCGTCACGAACCAAGTAGCCCATCAAGCTATGCTCGCATCAATGAGGGCTATTGAAGCTCAGGTCATAGACGCGGAAGTTGTCAAAGATGACACGGACTGATGACACAAGAACGTCGGGTATATGGATGCTTAACCCGGCGACTATGGCTGAAGCATTAAATGAAGATTCGCGTACAAATTACCCTCACATTGACCTCATGGCTCGCGAGAACATCGCTTCGGTATTGGACCCGGACGTCTTTATACACGTAACTCAAACGCAGAACCAAATAGGAAAATCATCGACCGTGGCTGAAGGCGTCGCTACTTGGCTTCTTGAAATGTTTCCGACACTACCAATCATGATCGGTTCCCACTCAAAGGAACTCTCACGCAAATCAGGCCGTGCTATACGAAACAATTTCGCGAACAACACCGACAAGCTTTCAACCCGACTGAGCCTGGATTCCAAAGCAGCTGATCGTTGGAATACGACTGCTGGAGGTTCATTACTAGCGACATCAGTGGGCGGTGGCGTCGGTTGGCCAGCTACCGTCTTTATAGGCGACGACTTGTTGAAGAACTTTATCGCAGCTCAGTCACCCGAAAACAGGCAGAAAGCCATTGATTGGCTTATGGGCGATGTCATCGGAAAACTACGAAAGCATATTGTCCGTATCCCCGACAGCAGTCAGCCTAACGGCTACAGGAAATTTACGATACACCCGACTATCCTGTTACCGGCGACGCGCTATCACATGGATGACCCCTCAGGCCGTATGATGGAACTCTTCCCCGACAGGTACCGCCTAACCCACCTCCCAGGCGTAGCCGACTCAAGCATCACCCCTGACGGCGACCCTTTGGGGCGCAAGGACGGCGAAGTCGTTTGCGAAGACTTCTACAACAAAGATGAGATGGAACGTTTGAGGGACGTCATGGACGACGTCACATTCGCCACTATGGTCCAAGGCACCCCGATGAACTTGACAGGCGGGACTATTGACCGTGACCGTTGGATCTGGGGGAAAGAGGCACCAAGACACGAAGACCGCCTACTGACATTTACTTCTTGGGACTTGACGTTCACCGATACTGGCGCGTCGTGGGTCGTTGGCCAGTTGTGGACAGCCACACAGTCAAAGGTTTCTGCTGAGTTATTTGATCTTCACTTGTTAGACCAGATACGACGTAAAGCCGATTTCGTTTCACAAAGACTAATGATTCGGGCTTTCGCAGCTCAGCATCCTTCTGCGACGCATCACCTTATCGAGAACAAAGCCAACGGATCAGCTATCATCGCCGACCTTTCACGTCCCTGGATTGACACGACAATGGACACATTGGAGGCAGGCGAAGTCAGGCGGGAACAGACTTCCAGCTACGGATTCGACAGACCGAACAAATGGCCTGCGATTGAAGGGATGGTTCCCATCAACCCGACAAACTCTAAACTGGCTCGGGTGCTGGACATATCACGGATGGTCTATGATGGCCGCATTGTTCTGCCCGAATGGTGGGAGCCTCAATCTGCGCCAAGGTTCCCAGGAGACCACGGCGACGACCATATGCAACAGTTTCCTTTCAGCCTTATCAACGAAGCCGCAGACATCCCATACGGTGCGACAGATGATGAAATAGACACTGCAACTCAGGCTATAGCTTGGGCGAGGGACTACCTCGGGCCTCTGCTTTCCGAAGGCACATGGGGAGCTTCTAACGAACCAAGGATCGCAACAAACACTTCAATGATGGGGAGACGATGATATGGAACCGAAGAAGATTGATAAGAAGACACTGGTTGAAGTGTTCAAGATCTTCCAAGACGAAGCGAACGCTTACGATGGGCGTGATCAATCCCCTCGCATAGCTATCGGTATTGAGCCTCTGGACGAAGAAGAATGAGCAAAAAGAAGAATCTTCCGACGAAGAAGCAATCCAAAGCAGCAGCTATCAAACTGCATTCGCTTATTGTCCGTGACGCTGCTAACGGCTGCGCAGCCTTAGGGCATCTTCCGGGTGTTTGTGTAGGCCCATTGCAATGCGCCCATCTAATCTCCAAAGAGCAGGCAGGCCGTATATCCACGGCCACTTTGAATGGCGTTGGGCTATGCGCTAAACACCATCAGGTAATTGACAACAACAGGGTCAGGTGGCTTCAACTGCTGGACTGCCTGTTCTTGCGGGAACTTGTACATGCATTGCAAGAACACCAAGACCAATCTATGGAGAATGAGATTCCAAGGAACGCCAGCTGGTGGAGAAACGAATCAGGTCGGCTTTACTGGCAATGCGTTAAAGCGAACATTGCGACTGAGTCATTGCCTGCGTACATGGTCGACTATTTCATGCAAATCGGGCCACCGATAACTGTTATACAGGAAATGATGTTGGATCAGGACCAACTGCCCTGGCACTTGTAGTGGAATTGGACGAGGTTGACATGGAGGATATCTGCGACATGTACGAAGCGACCTGCCATCTCCGTTCGTCGGACAATAGGAAGAACACATTGAAGATGGTCGCAGACGAGTTCAACATAAGTGTCTCCACTGCCTTTGAGATAATCAGCGACGGACGGTGGAATTGGGATCCGTCTTGAGGGCAAACTACGGACCGATAATCGGTATCAAGGACATTCATCGATTCGCTGAGTCCAGGATGAACGACGAAAGGAACCAATCCGGTTCTTTGGAGCTTGACGACATGCTGGCAGGTAAGCTTGACTGCTTATGCTTGCATTACTGCTCACCACAAGACTGCTACTCGCTGGCCCCGAATGGGTAGATCCGGCTGAGTTCGGACCCTGGGCTGGCGTCGTTGAATGCGAATCTTCCGGCTACGTGCGTATCGAGAACCCTGTTAGCACTGCTTCAGGCTTATTCCAGTTTCTCGACACCACTTGGGATTGGGTAACAGCCGACGCTGGCCGGGACGACTTGACTGGCAGTCCCGCTAGTGAAGCGAGCGTTTCGGATCAATACGCCATGGCGCTCCACCTCAGGGACATGCCAGGTGGTGGGATCGGGCATTGGGAGTGCGGATATCGCTACAAGCGAGGTTTGGCTGATCCGCCTGTTTCGGCGTTTCCTGGGTTCGTAAAGTTTGAGGTTTTGTTAGCGCCGAAGCGCTATGCGTGTGGGCCTGGGAATTTCCGTTGAACGCGCGAACTATCAAAGCCGCGTTATATTGATCTACATGGAAACTCTCTCAGCAATCACCGGCAAAACCGAACTAGCTACCGGCCAGATCGTATCCCGAAACTACACCGACAGCGGTTCCCTGTATGTACAGGACAACTGCCCGAGCGCCTACCAGCTGGAATCAAGGACCGACGGCTGGCGCGTTGCTGAAGCCGCAGGCACAGGCTTCGCACAATGGGTCCGCCTTACAGGCAAGGGCAAGTTCTCCGTCAGCTGGGGTGCATTCGCCGCTCAGGTAGAGCGTGCCGAAATGACAACCGAAACCGTAGAGACCGCCGACGGTTTCGCAATCGTCGCAGGTGTCGGCGAGCGCCTCGGCTCAGGCTGGGTACGTGTCGACGGAATGGCATAACCTACGAGTCCAGGGACTTTCGCAACTTCTGCAAAGAAATATTCCCGAATAACGCGCAAACAGTCAAAGACGCGTTATATTGATCTACATGGAAACAACAAACACCTCAACCCACATAGTCAACAGCTTTGAAGCCGCTAAGCTCGTCCGCAAGTTTGTCGGACCTGTGTACGTCGAAACAATGGGCAACAATGACAGCTTGCTAGTCCAAGTGGTCAAGTCCGGTTTGATCTGGTCGATTGAGCACGCAGGCTCTGATGTTCAATGGTTGATCTTCGACAACGGAGATGAAATGTCCGTCTACTTCGATCAATAGTCAAATCGCGCTGACGGTCTCCGTCGGGGTTCGACTCCCCGAAGCGCACTACACCTCAACCAACCAAGGACACGCCATGAAGTTTCAAGTTCAGTACTTCGCCCAACATCTCAATCGCTGGGTTGACGAGTTCGAATATAGTTCGTTCCCGACTCGTGAAGCCGCCGAGAAAGCAATGAAAGCTTGCGCCAACCGCTTCACAGGCAACAAGCACCGCATCGTCGAGATCGAGAAAGTTTGAACAAATAACGCGCAAACCATCAAAGACGCGTTATATTGATTTACATGGAAACAACAAACACCTCAACATCAATCACCGAAACCCCACTGACCGTCGCTCAATTTAGCGCATGTCAATCATTCTCCGACGCTGCCGAAGCGCTGCGGGTTCAGGCCAAGCGAGTCCGGGACAACATGGACGAAACGCTCGACAGTCTGGCAAGCGGCAGAACACCTTCTAGGGACACTTCGATAGCGCAGCTCGCCGAAGCCCAAGCCGAATTCGCTATGGCCACCAAGATGACACGCTCGGCGCTATCGGGTTTCGACAACATTCAAGAACTCATGGAGTCACTGCAAGCCGACGACGGCTTCTTGTTTACGCTTCCTCTCCCGAAAGCTTAAGCACCGACCAGGGCCGAAGGGTTAATCCGGGTTCGATTCCCGGCGGCTCACTAACTCAACAACCAAACAAGGAGACATGGAATGAATACACACCAGCGGAATTTGCGCCTCGACCGAGAAACGAAACTCGCCATAGCTCAGTCAGTAGATAACATCATGCGCCTTTGGCCAGTGTTCGACGCCGACGCCATTGAAACCATCTCTGCCATCGAGGAGTGGACCGGCATTACGCCAGCACGGTTCGTGCAAACTATGAAGAATGCTGCGGCTCACGCCGACAAGAATGGCCACGACCTGAGATGGGTCAGGCAAGCTATCCTCTACGAGTGCATACCTTACGACGAGTCCGTACCCGACGACGAGTTGTTACCTTTCGAGTAGAGGGGGAGACTTGAAGATCACACGAGAACACAAGAACCAGATGTACGACCTACTGGATGCTGTGCGGGACGCCAACGACTTGCCCGCTTATCGTGACGCTCTCTGGTCCAGGGTCGGCAACGGGGACTTAGGGAAACGGTTGCGTTGGGACTTGCTCTACGCCACCGACTCAAACGAACGCTTTCGGTGGTTCGCGGATGTCTACGAATAAGCCGACGACACCCACGTTGACACTGTCCTGCGGGAGTGGATACGACTGAACAACCTGGGATTCTGCTGATGTACGGAAGGGATGCTAAATGCGCTAGGTGCGGTCGAGCTGAAATCGTGATGGTCGGCCTTGAAGAATACAGCCGATTCGTCGGCGGCAGATCTGTTGACACAGAGTTCCCATATTTGTCTGAAGATCAGCGTGGGATGCTTGAGTACGGTCGGTGCCGCTCAGTTTGCGTCCCGTGGCGCTGAGTCTTTAAATAATAATTTCAAGAAATATCCGAAGATAACGCGCAAACCATCAAAGACGCGTTATATTGATCTACATGGAAACAACAACTGCCTCAGCAAACAACACACAATCAATCGTGGAACTGGTGCCCGGAGCATTCAACGAATTCGAGATCCACACTTCCAACTGCAAAAAACTCAAGAAACACCAGAAGCTCAGCGCCGGTGGCCGGGTCTACGAGATCACTAAGCCAGTCGCCGAACACATCGCCCAGCAAGTCGACCTCTACGAACGTCAACAACAGTTCTGGGACGCTGGTAGCTGGCACATCTGCCAATGCGTTCCAGCTGAAAGCGAAACGGCAGAAGAACAAGCTGACGAAGTAATCGAAGCAACGATGGCCGAACTCGCTCAGCACGAGCTTGACCGCCGAGAATTCAACCGCAAGAACAAGAAAGCCGCATTGCGTTCAGGCGAAACAAAGTGGGGACGCTTGGAAGCTGCCAACCCTTGGCTCTTCAAAGCCTCCAAGCTTGAACTCCTCGAACTTCTAGGCTAAATAAATCCGCCCCACCCGGCGACTCAGGTTCCCCCCATCGAAGACCCTCGGCTAAGGCTGGGGGTCTTTGACGTTTCGCAACGCTTTCCATCGCGTCCCAATACTGCATCCCGGCGACGGGTACTCTCATGGAATGCCATCCGACTCAACACGACACTCGATGCCCGAAGATCAGTGGGCACCCTTCAACTACAAATCAGCTATGGGTTCTATCGTCTCGACTCTCGGTTTGGGCGGCAAGTGGGTACCAGCCCAAGAGCAACGTCGCCACATCGCGTACAGGATCTGCGCTGGCTTCAAGAACAACACTGCTGGCCGCAACATTGACACGCCTGATATCGAACATAGGCAATACGGCGACCCCTCCATGATCAACGACTTGGTAGTCGACGGAATGCTTTCCGAGAAACTTGCGTTTGTAGTCGCAGGATCGCAGCACCCCCAGGAACCCGACCTTGGTGAACGGCCACTCGACCCCGAAGCATCAGATGGTCCCGCCGAAGCTCGCCTCGCTCGCGCTAAACAGGAGCGCCATGACATCAAAGCAGCTCAGGCGGTCGAATCGTGGGAGCTAGCGCTTGAACAATACGATCGGGCGACAGTCGTCGCAGACTGGCTTGATGGCTGGGTTGTCGCAGAAGACGTCCGGTCAAAGATTTGGGAAACCGAACGTGAGTTCGCTGTACCGCTCGGCGACGGAGTGGTCGTACTCGGGTGGAACTCGGAAACAGGCAGGCCATCTCTTACGGTGTACCCACCGGAATCGTATTTCCCTGTTATAGAAACTGACGCCCGAAAGTTCCCTACCAAAGTCCACCTCGCCTGGGAGGAACCAGGGGATAACGGTTTGTCCGAGTATCTACACCGGACAACATACGAGTTGGGTCCTATCATTGGCGAAGACGGGCAAAGCCTTTCAAGGGAACTACCTTGGGGCGAGATCACCTCTCAGACTTGTTTCGTGGAATCGAAACGTTGGCCGATAGGTAACTCAAACAATTGGATGAAGCTCGACCCGACAGCTGCGGAAGTTGTGACTCCGAGAACTGACCTCGGTTTCAACTTTATACCTGTGGTCCATATCCCGAATACGCCTTCGTCAACTTTCCACTATGGCCGGTCTGTATACGCAGTTGTCGCCCAGTTGTTCGATGACATCGCCGCCTTCGATAAAGACATGGCCGCAGCATCCGCATTGGCGGCGACTCCGATGTTTGCGATTGAGGGTGGAAACCTTCCGGCCGGGTACAGCGTCAAGGCTGGTGCCATCTGGCCTTTGCAGGCTGGTTCTAAACCGCACAAGATTGACGTATCTGCGAACCTGACTCCCCTACTGGAATATGAAGCGAGGTTGAACGAGCGGCTGGCAACTAACTCCCGTGTGGGGCAAACGATTATGGGCAGGTCTTCTGCTAGCTCAGGCGCTTCGGGTTACCGGGTTAAGCTCGACATGACTCCATTTGAGCAGATGATTGACATGATGCGGATGGTTCGGAAAAACAAGTATTCTCTGATATTTAAGTTCGCGCAGAGGATCGCTATGTACGGCGAACAACTAGAAGCTGGCGATGATGCCCGGATCAACATTGATTTCGGTCCAGCTGTACCTGCTGACACGAAGACAGAGATTGAGTTAGTTAAGTCACTTCTGTCCCCTCCCGCTGCTATTTCTAGGCTTACAGCATCCCGTATGCTCCAAGCAGCTGGCGTGCCGCTTGAGGACGTAGACGCTGAGCTGTCCAGGATTGTTTCTGAAGACTTCGATGGC